TATGCCTACGATTCCTGACGTAACCCCACCAGACTATGCAACCGTTGTTGGGCAGATTCGTCTGCTCATCCCTGACGTTGACCAGTTAGGCGACCCTGCCGACGTTTCGGTTACTCCAGCATACATTTTCAACGACAGCCAGATTCAGGCTTTCGCAACCCTGTACAGCAACAACGTCAAGCGCGCTGCTGCACAAGCGAAACTTGTTCTAGCAACCTCAGAAGCGCTAATCAGCAAAGTTATCAAGACTGACGACTTGCAAACTGATGGCGCGAAACTTGGTGCTGAACTTCGCGCTCAGGCTGCAGAGTTGCGGGCTCAGGCAGATCAGGATGATTTCGCTGACGCTTTTGATGCGTTTGAAATTGTGGACTTTAACAGAAATGCTTTTTAATGAGCGTGAATGGTAGAAGCGCACTTGATCCTCGCTGGTTGACACACCACCGACCTGTTTCGCGCGCTTTCCAACTTGCGACTATTACCGTCTATAACGAGAACCAGTCTGCTCGCGTTTACAACGCGGTAAACAACACTTGGGACACTAACGAGACCGCTATCTGGTCTGGGCGCGCCCGTGTGCAGCCTAAGATGAATGGTTCGGACCGTAGCCTTTCTGGTAACAACACTGTTGTTCAGCAAGTCGAGATGCAACTTGATTTGCAGGGCAACACGATTACTGGCTCTAACGGTGACATGGTTGACATTCGCCCAGGCAACTACATCATTGTTTCTTCTTCTCCGGCTTCTGACCAGTTGACAAAGTTTGTTTACATTGTTCGTTCTGTGATTAACAGTTCTAACGCTTGGCAGCGCACCCTCGTGTGCGATGTTGATATGGAGTCTGACCCTAATGCCTAAACTTTCAGAGTTCGGTAGTTTCGCTATCGAGTTCGAGATTCAAGTTAAGGCTGCTGGCGCAAAGTCTGTAAGTTCCGCTGTTGACTTTGGTAAGTCTTACATGCGCCAATACATCATGGAAGGCAGCCCTACCGGCAGCGAAGGGCACGATGCCAAGAACGCCGCTAACGGCTACCCTGACGGCTCTCGCCTCGGTAACGCGACTTATGGTGATTGGCCTGCGCAACCTAACCCTGGAAACATGTACCGCAGCGTGCAGAAGCAAGACGCGGTTATTAAGGGCCAGGGCATTACGGGTAAGTTTGGTTGGATTGAGAACAAGCAGGATTACTTCTTGCAGCAGGACTCCGGTAACTATAAGACTGGCAAGCGCATGGGTATGGGTCTTATTAACAGCACGGCTGGCGGCTCTAAGGGCGTTTTGCAGGAACTCGGCGCAGCGGTTGCGTCTGAAAATAACTTGCGCATGGTCGCTAAAGAAAACGGTTTCATAGTTTCAGGTGGAGGTACTTGGTCATGAGTTTAAATCTTCTTGCAGTTCAAGATCAGATTACGAACAAACTTAAAGAACTTAATCAGGATGTGTACGACACTGCCGTTCCTGAGAATGTCAAGATTACGCACGGTGGCAACAAGTTGTTCCTGCCTTATATTGTTGTAAGTTACGGCGATATGGCGGAGAGCGCCCGTGGGCGCGGCATCACCTCTGTGCGCCACAACGTCGGCATTAGTTACGCAGTTGTCAAGTGCATTGCCCCTACTGAGCGAGCGGCCCGAGAGGTTGCTGGTTTGGTTCGAGACAAACTGCTTGGCTTTACTCCGAGTGATGCTGGAGAAATGCGCCTGACTCCAGGTGGCAGAAACTATGTAGACGCTGATGGAAACGGGGCCCCAGAGCGTTACGTCGCGGAGATTCCATTCGTGTTCATAGTGAACACTGTGGTATCATAGATATGATTCGGAAGGAATCTTAGCATGCCTTTGGTAAAGAATACTCGCACTGGGAACATTGTTTCCGTGCCTGCCCACTATGTGGGTCACTCAGTTTTGGGCAAGGATCTAGTTCTCGTTGAGGATGAAATCCAGGCTGCACCAAAAAAAGAAACAAAAATCAAGGAGCAGCCTGCTCCAGTGGTCAAGGTTGTAAAGCCTGAACCTGAAATCAACATTGAAGAGAACGAGGAATAAAGCATGGCTACAAAGATGCTTCGTCCAAACGTTGGTATTTATGTTGCCGCCGCTGATGCGTTCGCTAACTGGGCAGCCCCTACGCTGACTGAGATCACCGACGCAACTAAGGTATTCAACATTTCACCAGCCGTCACCGACGACTATACCCTAAACCAGACTGACTCAGACGCAGACACTTCACTAGCAATTGTCGACAACGCTAACGTCAGCACCCCAACTTACTACAACTACGAGGCTTCTCTTGACGGTTTCCGTGACGAGAACCCTTCAGCGACTTCGGTTTACAACAAGTTCCGTGACCTTTTCGCTACCGCTGATGTTAAGTACTACATCATCAAGCGTATTGGTAAGGCTCACACTGCTGCTTTCGCTGCAGGCGACCTTATCTCAATCTACGGCGTAAAGACCGACTTCCCTGTTGACCTTGTTGGCGACGGCGAGATGCTTCGCATCGGCGCACGTTTCCTAACCACCGGTGAAGTTGGCATCAACGTTGCTGTTGGTTCAGGTACTGCAGGTACCGGTCCAGCACTTGCTGCTACTGTCGGAACCAAGTCAACCTCTAACGGTAAGATTCGCGTTTGGTGGATTCCATCAAGCAACATCACCGGCACCGAGGACGCATGGCTTGCTGCTCCAGACATCAGCGACTTCACTGCTTCTGGTTCTGTTGAACTTACCAACGCTATTGCGTGGGATGGTTACGACCTTGGCGCTACCGACTCTAACAAGATTGACGACCGTGGCATTGTTGACACCGGTGCAGTTCAGTCTCGTGGTTTCGCACAGTTCTCTGGCTCACTAACCTTCTTCCGTGGAATCCTCGCAGAAGAGTCAGGCGCGTACTACGACGCATTTGAGACCTTCAAGGCATCAACTGACGGCTCACGCCCACAGGGCTTCCTAGTGACCCGTATCGGCGTTCCTGCCACCACTGCACTTGCTGCAACTCAGAAGGTTAACGCCTTCAAGTTCATCGCAGATGCAACTATGGACAACACCGAAGGTGAAGACAGCGTTAAGTTCATGGTCAACTTCCAGCCTCAGGGCAAGTTGGCTGTAAACGTTGCTGCTGTAGCCTAAGTTAGAACAGTCAGGGAGGGGTTTGCGCCCATTCCCCCTCCCTGACTTTAAACTTTCAAACGGGCGATGAATAGGCGAAAAAATGAGCGAAGCACAAGATTCAACTGAGAACGTTCTTAAACTCGTCGAAAAGGCGCAGTCTAAGGGCGTTTTCGACATTACTGAGTTTGCTAAGGGTCGCGCGTACCCTTCTGATAGCGTCACCGCATACCTTGACGTTGATGCAGCATACGAACTAACCAAGATCAACTCACAGATCAACTCTGTGCTGTTTGGCGAAGAGGCTAAGGTTGCTGACCTTGAAGCGCAGGCTAAGGTGCTCTCTGAGCGTCTCCTAGCGTCTAAGATTGTTTTCCACATGCGCGGTGTAAACCAGAGCATCATTGAGAGCATTTCTAAGAAGTGCGACGAACTTTATCCTGCAACTGTGAACGCTTTTGGTCAGGAAGAAACTAACCCTGAGTGGATCCGCGAGTGGACTTGTGGCCTTGTCGCTGCAAACCTTGTCAGCGTTGAGAACGCTGCTGGTGAACTTGACGAGCGCGTCTTCACCTCTGAGGATGTTAACGAGTTCCGTCAGTACCTGCCTAAGGAAATCTGGGACATGGTTACTGAGAAGATGCAGCAGTTGACTCTTGCCGGAGCATACTTCAAGGGCTTGACGGATGCAGGTTTTTTACCGAAGTCCTAACTTGGGAAGGTAATCGCGGCTATATTACCAAGATAAAGGCTGCCCTCAAAGCCAATATCCGTCCAGCCGCGATGTTGTTCCGTGAACAACCAACGGAACCCTGGACGGATTTGGACTTTCTTTTGGTCGAGGCTATGCAAATCCTCGAAGAGGAAACTTGTAACGAGTGCGGTAATCCTATTTGGGTGTGCCGGAACGAGGCTGCTTCCAACGTTGGCTTCAAGATTAAGACTGCTGTTTGTTTCGCTAAGGCGGAGATGGACAAGTGGCAGGAGAAGGAAAGCAAGAAGAAGGACTCTGCCAAGAACTATGGCAAGTACCCTTATTCGGTTGCTTACACTTACGATGGTGGCGATATGCCTTCTCGCATGCACTTCTACAAAAGCCTTGCTGAGAATCAATAGGGTAGAATAGTAGTTATAGATTATACTTTAGGCGGTGTTTTGTGGCGTTAAACTTTGATGCACAAATTAATGTTGACGTTGCGCCATTCCTCGCTAACATCGAGCGCGCTAAGAACGCTGTTCAGAACCTTAATGCTGAGATCAATGCGCTAAACGCCAAGAAGGTCTCTATCCAGGCCAGCACTTCTGCTGCGTCTTCTAGCAAGGCTTCTTCTGAGGCTAACGCTCGTAAGGCTGCGGCTAACGCCGCTATGCAGGCTATGGCTCAAGAAGAGCAAATGGCTAAGGCCATGGGCCAGACTGAGCGCAATAACGCCAAGGTCGAGTTGCAGTCTGAGATGATGCGCAAGCAGGCTATGGATGCCCGCATTAAGGATCACCGCACTACTTCCAGCCTTTATGAAGACGCTATTGCTCTGCAGCGCCGTGAAGGCAAGATTTTCTCTGACTCTATAAAGGGTCAGATGCTTGAGCGTGAGCGCATGAATAAGATTCACGCTCAGGCTAACGCAATGAATCAGCGTTTTGATGCTGCTCGCGCAAAGGGCTCTGGCGATAATGTTCGCAACTTGGCTCGTGAACGTTACGCACTTTACGATGTCGCTGCCGCTTACCAGCAGGTTGCAGGCATGGCAGCGATGGCGATCAAGGAGATGGCTGGCACTGCTATCGCCTACGAGCGTGCTTTTGTTAACGTTGAGCGCACGACCGAGTTCACTAGCATCAAGGTCGGTGAAGCAGCGCGTGTCATGAAGTATGCCCTCATGGAGGTTGCTTCTGAGATTCCTGTGGCTTTCGGCAAGGTTTCCGAGATCGCCACCATTGCAAACCAGTTGGGCATCGCCCAGGGTGAGGTTGCAAGTTTCTCTAAGACTGTCGCACAGTTCGCAACGACTACTGGTATGACTGCTGAGGCGACTGCTATGTCGTTCGGTCGTATTGGTGAACTTTTGAACGTTGAGCAAGAAGTCGGTCCGGGAGAAGACGCTTACGCAAAACTTGGTTCGGCTATTGCTTTTGCCGGTGTAAAGGCTGTTGCTACTGAAACGCAGATTACTGCAGTTACTAAGGAAATTGCTACTACCGCCAAGATGGCGAAGTTCTCGACTCCTGAAGTTATTGGTTTGGCTACCGCGTTGGCTTCTGTTGGTATCGCCCCTGAAGCGGCTCGTGGTTCGATCATGCGTACCTTTGCTGGCATCAATGAGGCTGTTTCTAAGGGTGGCGCTTCTCTTGAGACCTATGCGTCTATCGCTAACATGTCTGCGGAAGAGTTCTCTAGTTCTTGGACTAAGAATGGTCAGGTTGCTTTTGATGGCTTCGTAAAGGGCCTCCAGTCTATGAGCAACAAGGGTCAGAACCTTGACACTGTGCTTCGTGGCATCGGCCTGAAGAATGTTCGTGACATCCAGACTGTGCAAAAACTTGGTGACAACTACAACGTTTACGCCGACTCTATCCGCAACGCCAAGGAGGCGTTTGCTGAGGGCTCTTACCTAACCGAGTCTTATGGCAAAATTCAGGATACTGTTGCAGCAAAACTAGAACTTTTGAAGAACAACTGGGACAACTTTGTTGCAGGCTTGGGTGAGAGTGTCGTTGGTGACGCTTTCAAACTTCTTCTTGATGGTATCAACACTGTGCTAAAGGCCATGACTGATATGTCTCGCAGTCCTGTCGGCTACTGGCTTGGTGCTATTGCTATCGGCATTTCTTCTCTGGTCGCTATCGTTGGCACGCTGGCTGGTGTTATGGCTCTGGGTCAGGCTGCTATTTTTGCTTTCGGTACTGCTATGGAGAGTATGGGCAGCAAGTCTGCTAATACTGCAGTTGCAGGCTTGGCTCGCGTTGATGGTGCTATGGTGGCTACTGCTACCACCGCAGCCGGCGCGACAGGCGCTTTAAGTGCTACTAAAATGGCGATGCTTGCTTTGGGCCAGGCGATGAAGGCTGCCGGCTGGATTGCTGCTCTGGCTGCTGCTGCGGCGGCTATCGTTGCGATTGGCGATGCTATCTACAAGGCTGTCGACCCTATGGGCGCAATGATCTCTCAGGCTGAGAGTATGCTTGGCGGCTTTGACGGCTTACAGGATGCTCTAACCTCTGACACTGCTGCGCTAAATGAAAACGCTAGGGCTGCCGGGCAGACTGCTGAAGAGTATGCAAAAGCACAGGGTATTATTCTTATCCACACCGAGGCTACCGCTGACAACTCTAAAGAAGTTAATGACGCTATTGCTGCGCACAACAACGTTCTGAGCATTGTTGGTGCAGAACCAACTTATTTCGCTAACTCCACTACGAGAATTGGCGAGCAGACTATTGCGATCGGCTCTAACACCGTTGCTTGGATGAAGAACGCAATCGCTCGTAGCGAGGTTGTCAAGAAGGTTGCTAAGAACCAAGACGCTATGGACCTTCTCGCAAAGACCGGCTATAACCCTGACAAGGCTTTGGCTGCAGTCTTTAGCGGTAAGGGCGAAACTTACTTTGAGGGCTTGAAGAAGAAGATCGAGGGCCAGAAGTGGATTTTCCCTGGTCTGTTCAACGATGCTTGGACTAATGCCAACATGCTTCTTGAGGGCTTGCAGGTTGAAATGCAAGGCTCTTACAACGAAACCATCTTGCTTGGTTTGGGCGCTGACCAGACTGGAAAGAAAGTTGCTGACGCGTTCAAGGCCCCTCTTGTTTCGGTTAAGGATTTGACTAAGGGCGCTAAGTCTACTAAAGACGCTGTAAAGACTGTTGTAGATTACGCTTCACAGATGATCGGCATCTTTAAGCGCATCGATGACATTAAGTTCTCTAAGCAGACTGGCCTTGATGAGATTTCTGCTGGCTGGAGAAGCATGAAGACAGCAGCCGATGAGGCCGCGAAGTCCGTGCAGAAGGCAAAGGACACAGTTGCCAGCCTAAGTGCTGACAAGGGAATCCTTGACTACAAACTTTCTGTTGCTGTTCGCTACGGCGACACTAAGCGAGCAACTGCACTCCGTGCCGAGATTGCTAAGAAGACTAGCGAACTCGCTGACGCAAACTCTGACTTGACTAAGGCTCAGGAGTCAACTAACAAGTCGCTAACCGACAGCACTGAGGTTGGTGCGGCTAACCGCGCTGGCATGGTTGACATGCTTGGCAAGTATCAGTCTTACATTCAGGCTTTGATGGCCACTGGCGTTAAAGGTACTGACCTTGAAAAGCAGGTGACTGACCTAAAGGCGAAGTTTATCGATCAGGGTAAGCAGGTTGGTTTCAACTCTACCGAATTGGCTTTGTACGCTGACCAGTTCGACAAGTACGCCACGGCTGTACACACTACTCCTCGCGATGTGACTATCGAGTTCGACGCAAGCAAGACAGATGAGTTCAACGCTGTGCAGGAATACCTTGCAAAAGAGCACATGCTTAACGTCAAAATTGTTTACGACAAGGATGGCGTTGCTAATAGCGCAGGCACTGTCACGCCTCCTACGACTACCAGTAGTAAGACTGCAACCGGAGCCACGTCTAACCCGGCTTCTGGGCTAAAACTCCCTGCTGCTCCTGCTGCTTCTACTACTAAGACTACTACTACGCCAGCCGGACCTAAGACACCTACCGGCTTGGCTACCTACCTAAAGGTTTACAACGACCTTCGCGCAGAAATGACTTCTTGGAACAAGAAGAACTGGTGGGACCAGTCGCTTACTCGAATCGCTCACTCAATGGTGCTCGATAACGCTATGAAGTACATTAGCAAGTGGGAAGCAACCAACGGACTAAAGTACAAGCCTTTTGATGTGAAACTCGCCTACGCTAACGGTGGTTACGTTTCTGGTCCTGGCGGTTCACGCTCAGACAGCATCCCTGCGCGATTGTCAAATGGCGAGTTCGTTATGAACGCAGCCTCTGTCAAGACTTACGGCCTTGACTTCATGAATTCACTAAACCAGATGAAGTACGGTCGCATGCCAGTTAGTGCCGGAAGCGCTGCCGGTTCAAACGGCGGTTCACAGGTTGTCTATCTTTCACCTGACGACCGCGCACTTCTTCGCGCTGCGATTGATCGCCCAGTAAACCTCTTTACTGAGACTGGTAAGATTGCTTCATCGGCTAACGCTGGCAATGTTCTGCTGGCCCAGAGAGGTATTAACTAATGGCTGGTCAAGTCTATTTCGGCAACGCTATTAAGCAGACATGGATTAAAGCGCCGACATCTGGCATGAACGCGCTTTCTAAGGGTTGGTCTGTTGAGACTGAACTTCTTAACGGTCGCACTTCTTTGAGCCGCTCTGCAGCATCTCACCGCGTCCTAAGCCCATCTTGGGTTGGCTCTATGAACTCTGAAGACCTATCTGAGAGCCTGCAGACTATTAAGGATTTTGCTGACGGTATTTACGGCAACGGGCCTTTCTACTGGGTTGACCCTTTTGCTGCTGCTAGTAACATTTTGCCGCCTCACTGGGCTGCGCCAATGATTACTCAGAACGACTGGCCTAACCTTGCAACTGGCTTGACCCCAACATTTAGCGCTGTCGCTTCTGCGAACAACTACCCATCTTCTTACGCAACCTATGTCACTTCTGGGGCTTACGCAAGCACAAACAAGTTGACTCTTATCATCCCGACTGGCTACAAGTTGCACTTCGGCTGGCACGGTCCTAGCGGAAACTCAAGCACTGGAGTTCGCGTCGTGCCTTACCTTCGCAGCACTGGCGCTGCTGACACTGCTCTAAACCCTGCGAAACTGATCGTTGGTGGCTCTGTGCGCACTAACACTCAGGTCAGCGGAACAACTTACTCTCATGTTGAGATTTTTATTGCTTCTGCTGCAACTGCTACTATCAACATCTCTGCGATGATTGCACAGATTCTCCCGGCAACTTCGTCGGTTAAGGCTGGCGGTTTTATTTCAGGTCGCGGAACTACCTCGCTTGAGTTCTCATCTCGACCAACTATCGAGTATTACTCTTCGGCAATTAACGACGGGCAGATTGGAATGTCTGCCGGGTGGGTTGAAGTCTAATGGGTTTCAGTCTCGTAAATAATGGCGGTAGCGGTTCCGTAAAAGACGAAGCGATTGCAACATACTCATACTCTGAAGATGTCACTTCGCTAGAACCTTCCAGCCTTTCTGGTGGCACAAGCCAGGTTTCTGTATCGGCTTTGGCTGTCGAAGAAAACACTGTTGGGCTCACTCACCCTAATAGCAACCTGCTAGTCAATAACAAGATGACCCTGACCGATGACAGTCACGGCTCGGTCGAGTTTCAGGTTAAGAAACTAAGCACCTCATCTGGTGTCGTTTCTATCACCGGCGACACTATCATGGCAAGACTTAACACTATTGCAACCGCAAAGCCTCAGGGTGGGCTTAGTGGCTCGACTTTGATGAGCGCAATCGAATACTATTGCTGGCTTGCCGGTGTTACTCCTCTTGTTGATGAGGCTTTCGCCGCAAAACTTGAAGCAGTGCCTGTGAACTTTATTGGTTGGACTGGAAACGTCTGGGACCACATCAAGATGCTGTGTGCCGCAGTTAGCGCGAGCACAACCGCGAACATTGGCATTGAGGCTTACGTTTCAGGCAACGACTTGTACTTTAGAGAAGCAAAGACCTCTACCGTCAGTTATTCTGACAAGGTTTCGAGCGAGACTCTTTCAGTTGATAGTTTCGAAGCAGCGCAGTCTGTTGAAGTTTTTAACTACAACACTTCTTACGGCGTGAACCGTATCGTTCAGGAGCAGGATAGGACTGGCAAACTTTTTTCTGCGAACGCTAAGGTGTCGATCACTGACAGCATGCAGGTTGATGCTGGGCAAACTATCACTAAGCGCTTTTTGATTAACGCTTCGCTTGAGTCAGTTAAGCAGCCTGAGCCTGTCAGCGCAATCTTCCCTTTGCCTTACTCTGGGTCACAGGGTCAGTATGTTGTTGTCGGCAACGACGACCTGCCGATCGAGCCTTTAGAGTGGGTTCGTTTGGGTGGAAGCCTGACTGTTTCTTTGACTGAGAACCCTGCCGAGATTGAGATTACTGTTGTCGCACCGCCGTCTGTGCAGTTGCCTACCGCAGCCGATCCAGCCGAGGCTACAAACGCGCCTTACAAGATCGGTGTTGAGACTTCTGGTGGCGAAGAGTATCCGGCGCTTTACATTGTTGGTACTGGCGTTTTCTTCAACAAGACTAGTAGGGTCTACATGACTGGCGCTTCTGCGGATTACACCTCGAAGACCTCTGCGATGTCAATTGACAACCCTTTCATTACCAACGACTTCACTGAGAGCACGCGCGGTTTGGCCGCTGCCCAGGTGGCTTGCGGTCCGACCGTTTCGCTCGCTCAGACCATTACTGATTCTTCGCCGTTTGGCGAGACTCCTGGCAAGATGCAGGTTGTTAAGAGTAACAAGTTCCGTAACACTTCTGTTTCTTACGGGCCTGGCTCTACCGGCATCACCGCTTTGGCTTGCGCTCAGATTAGCGACTTCAATGCTAAGTGGTCTGGCAAGACGTTCTCTGCTTTTACTACGGCAGTTTTTGATTCAACTATCAGCCCCACTCAGGCTTTAAAGTTTAACGAGTTTACTGTAATTCCACTGCTGGAGGCATAATGGCGTTCCCTAATAGCAATCTACCTTCTGGCTCGATGCCTTGGGGTCGTGAGGTTGAGAAGCAACTTTCGACTTTGATTGCCTCTACTACGGCAAATGAGATCAATAACACTGCGCGCGACAACCAGTTGGCTGCTAGTTACGCTCGTATTGACAACACGGTCATCGGGCTGGTTGCTGCTGACATCGCCATTCAGGGCGCTGTTGAAGAGGCTCAGGCTGCCGCTGATGATGCAGCCGCTGCTGCTTATTCTGCAAACATTGCACTTAATGGCCTTATTGGTTTGGGCGCTACGGGTAGCGGTTACACGCTTAACGCTGACAACATCATTGGTGGAACTATCACTGGTGTGACTTTGCAAACTGGCACTAGCGGTCAGCGCGTTAAGATTAGTGGCTCTAGCATTAACTTTTATAGTTCAGTCTCCGGCACTAACACTACTGGCGCTATTAACTCTGGCGATAACGGTGTCCTAGTGACTTCTACTGGTCAGCCTTTGGTTTACATGAACTCTGGCAATCTTCAGTTGAAGGGCGCTCCTAGCGAAATTAACTTGGGGGCATCCGTGGAAATCAATGGAGATACTGGCATTATTGGCGAGTTGGGCGTTAGTGGCGATGTCGGCCTTGACGGCGGAGTTTACTCTTCTGGAATTTACAACGCAACATCATCTTCTGCTTCAAACGTGCACATCCAAGGCTCGGCAAATGCTTACCGCATCTACCGAAGCACTGCTACCTCATCGCGCGAAAGCAAGCGAGACATCCGCGAACTTCAGTTCGACTCAGAAGCCTACATCAACATTAAGCCGGTAATCTTCAAATACAACGAAGGCATCCTTCGTGAAGAAGAAAAAGACTGGGACATCATCGGTTTCATCGCTGAAGACTTTGAAGACGCAGGTTTTGGTGATGAACTTGTAACTCAGCCTCAGAGCCCGGACGAGATGATCCAGTTGCGCTATGATAAAATGTACATGTTCCTACACAAGATTGTTGCAGAACAGCAAGAGCGCATTAAGGCGCTAGAAGCAAGATTAGGTTAATAAATGAGCGAAGAACCACAACTTGACATTCAAGACATTCTAAGACATTTCCGCGAACTTAATGCAATTCAAGCGCAGGAGATCGCCGTGCTGAAGGCTACCGTGGATTCACTGAGCAAAAAGATTGAGGAACTAAATGGCACTAACTAACAAGGGCGTACCTTACCCTGTTTCTAGCGATAACATCGCACCTTTGGAAACCTATTTTCATAACCTTGCGAACAGCGCAGATAACGTCGGTATCGTTAGCGGAACTCAGGGCATCACAGGTCCGACCACTGACACCCCGGTAACTATCACCGTCACTTTCCCAAAGGCTTTTCTGACAGCGCCAAAGGTTGTTGTGAATGTTCAGAACGCCGCTTCTGGCAATCCGTATGTTTGCAACATTACTGCAAACCCAACAACTACTGGTTTCACTGTAAAGGTTCACCGCCTTGCTGGCACTGTAGCAGAATCTCTCACCCTGGTCTGGATGGCCAGCACTTTCGCTTAAGGATAAACAATGGCTAAAGCACAGTTCCCGATTGACGGAAAACTAGGCAAAGACTTCAAGATCACTTCTCTCATGGGCTGGCGTATCCACCCAAAGTTGAACGTTAAGAAGCACCACAACGGTACCGACATCTGGTCGCACCACGAACCTTGCTGGATCGAAGCGCCTTACGATGGCAAGGTTCTAGAGGCTCGCAAGTCTACTGCTGCAGGTGGCGGCTTCGGTAACTTCGTAATCATTCTTCACAAGATTGACGGCAAGTTCTACACCACCCTTTACGCTCACATGCAGGATGGCACTATCAAGGTCAAGAAGGGCCAGAAGGTAACTGCTGGTATGCCTCTTGGCAAGATGGGCACGACTGGGATGTCGACCGGTAAGCACCTTCACTGGGAGTTGCGTCTTGGCAAGTCTCACATTTGGGATGCTGCTGGCAAGAACTATATTGAGCCGATTGCTTTCTTCAAGGCTTTGATTGCTAAGGAGAAGGCTATTGCTACTGCTCCTGTTGCTACTCCAGAAGAGGCGCTTATTGCTCCTGCTCCTACGCACGATGACGCTCAGGCTGAAATGCTTGAGGCTGCAAGATTGGCTGCGAAAGCATCCGCTCAGTAACAAATAATTTAAAAACTAATGGGCCCCGGTTTATTCTGGGGTCCATTTTTTATTTGAGGGATATATGAAAAAGATCAGACTGGTTGCAGCGCTTTTTTTGGCGTTTGGTTCACTTGCTTTTGCACAGCCGGCTTTGGCTGCTGAGTGGCAGACGACTAATGGTCGAGTTGTCGATGGCTCTGTGCAGTTTGATTATCGTGGCGGTTCGGCTGTTCAAACCCTGCAGGCTGCTGAGGGGTCAACCATTGCCATGACTGTGAACAATACGACTGCTAACTGTATTGGTACTTGCACGCCGATTCCTGATACGTGGACTTTGACTATTAACGGTCAGACTTGGCAGGGCAACAGCATTGAAGTTTTTACTGTTGAGACAGTTGTTTCTGGCGAGGTTCTGATTCAGGCTTCTGGCAAGGATGAGGGTTTTTGGGGTGGCTGGTATGGCCCAATCTTCTCTGCCCCTATTGTGACTGAGCCGGTTGTTGAAACTGGCACTTGGGAAGGTCAGCTGTTTTCGGCTACTGCCCCAGCAGGTGAAGTCTTTACTGCTGTAACTGGCTGGTATGGCGCACCGAATGATCCGAGTTGCGGCGCTGATGTTAGCGCAGTCTTGGCGACCTATCTTGGTAGCAACACTTTTGAGGTTAGCGCCGACAACGGCGTATTTGGCGACCCTTGCGGTGGAGTCGTTAAGGTTTTGCGCGTGAACCTGACCAGTACAGTAGCGCCAGGGCAAATCGAGCCGTCACCAACCCCAACACCAGCACCAACGGAAACCCCAGCGACATCTTCAGATACACCGCCAGACCCAGTAGTCCCAGAGCAACCCCAGCCGAGTCAGCCAGAGCCTTCGCCCATTCCGATTGCGGAACCAGTCGTGACTCCACCTGTTGTTGAACCTGCTCCCCAGCCACAGCCTATTCCTTTTCCTGTCGAGCCTGCTCCTGAGCCAGAGCCTGCACCTGAGCCTGTCGAAAGCCCTCAGCCAGAACCTGATCCAGTTCCTGTCGAGACAGAAACACCCGCGCCAGCAGTAGAGCCACCTTTAGCCGAATCAGCGCCCGAACCTGTTGCAGAACCTGCACCTGAACCTCCTGTTGTTGAGAGTGTAGAAGAAAAGTCTATCGCAGTCATCGAGGACTTAGAAGAAATCGCGCCGGAAGAAATGACAGATGTTCAGGTCGCACAGTTGGAGGCTGCTGTTATGGCAGTGTTCGAGACTGCCCAGCAAGGCTCTCCGGAGTATGCGCAGGCGCTTGAGGCTCTGACTGTGCTCGCCCAGGCGGATGACGCTGAACTGCCTGCAGAGTTGGCCGCTATTCCCCTTCTGGGAGAGGCTGCAGGGGCCGCTCTAGAGACTTTTAACGCGATCGGTAACATCGGGGCGGATATGTCTCCTGTGGTCCGTGAGCAGGCGGAGGATGCCGTTGTCGCGTCCGTAATCGTTGGGCAAGTAGCGTCAGCAGCCGCGTCGGCTGCCGTATCAGCATCAGCAGCAACATCATCTACTAGAAAGATAAAATAATGAAGAAAATCGCATCGGCACTAAAGACCATTTTTATGGAAGTTTTGGACCAGTTGTGGACTTTGGTTGCACTAGCCGTTGGTTGGCTTGTGCTCGAAGGTTCTGCGAAGACCACGACTGCAAACATTGTTATCGTGACTCTTATTGTGTGGGTTGCCACCAGCAAGATTCGAAACTCCGACAAATAACATAAGGTACAATAGTAATACTATTAACCAATGGGCGCATAACCGTTGGAGTAAAAATGGACAAGCAGATTGTTAAAGACCTATCTGGTCGCACTCTCGCCTACATAATCATGAAGATTAGCGGAACTTTCGTTGGAGGTTCTGCAATTGGGCTTGCCTTTTGGCAGTCATGTGTGATGGCGGCTGCAGTCGGTATCATGGAGATCGCAGAAGAGATGTCGCGCAACTTCCTGAACGATGGCAAAATCACTTCTGATGAAATGAACTCGTCTTTCAATAAGTTGCAAGAGCAGCACGACTCGGAGAAGTAAGAACGAATGTCGGAGTCGCCGGAACTTTACGTAACCCTTGGAAGAATTGAGGAGAGTGTTCGCAATATGCGCGAATCACAAGACCGCATGGAAAAAAAGTTTGATGCGCAAGATGCTCGCATTAACGAAATCGAACTTGATGTCAAGGAACTGAAGACTCAGCGCGACGACAAGAGCAACAAGATTGCGATCGGCATTGCCATTATGGCTGTGTTGGTATCGGCAGTAAGCGTCCTGCTACCGTAGGGCGGAATTACCCGACAGAGAAAACCCCCAGACGAGGTGACTGGGGGTTTTCTTCTACTTGTCTAGTTTTATTCTTGTGACCCATGCTTGGCCCGCGTCTCCGCCCCAAGCGTCCCATGCGACTCGGCCCGGTGATGGATAGCCTTCTTCGCCTGAGTTGAAGCCTGTGGCTTGACGGTCTACGCGGTGTCGTGCAAAGTATGACTTCATTCGGGCTACGGTGTCGCGGCTGATCGATCCGCCTGCTGCGAGTTGTGATGCTCTGCGTCTTCCGACTGAGGTGAATCCTCCGCCGGCTTTGCCGTCAGCGATCCATTTGAGGGCTCGGCTTGCTGCGCTTTGCACGCCGGATGGGACTTTGTATTCGTCAGCCATTGTTCTTCTTATCTGTGCTGTAAAAGCCACTGCCGTTGAAGGTTACAGTCGGGGACCCGTACTGCTTGATTAGCGGAACTTTGCAGTTCTCGCAGTCTGTGATTGTCTGAGCCTCGTGCATGCTTCTAACTTCTGTGTATTTAGTTTGGCATGTTGGGCACTTGTATTCGTATGTTGGCATGTTACTCCTTTTCAGCATATCCCCTAGGAGTCGAACCTAGGCTTTCGGTGTTGGAGACCGACGTGCTACCGTAACACTTGGGACACTAGTGGCAGGTTCTGCAGAACCCACCCAGTAACAACTAACATCCTAGCACCAGACATAGAAGTTCAGGCGGGGGTTAGTTTACGCTAGGCTCACTGACCGTCGTTACTGTTGGCTCCCCCAACTGGACTCGAACCAATGACATTTCGGTTAACAGCCGAACACTCTACCAACTGAGTTATAGGGGATTATTTAGTTTTAGTGGACCTGCACGGAATCGAACCGTGGTGCTACACCGGCCGTGTACGGATTTTAAGTGTAGACGAAACCTAATCCAAGCCCTCATCTTCAAGCCACGCTAGTCGCTCGTCGATGTTTCTATTATAACCCCAACAAGTGACGCATGGCTCTTCTGGGCACGGTAGGTCGCAGTGCTGGCAGAAGAAGTGCCGTTCAGGCAAGCCATAGACTGGGGTGTCGCACGAGCAGATTAGTGTCGCTTCGTAATACTTACCGGTGTCAGGATCGAAGAATACGTCTACTATCGGAGAATCTGTTTGTCTTGGAAACGCTCGCTCTTCGTGACTACCCAACTGTTCATTCCGTGTCTTGCGTAGTGACCGGTTGCTTCTTTGTAGTAGTGACTTCCACCATCCATTGTTGGATTTTGAACCCATAGCATTGATCCCCAATCCTCTAAAGCGTCGTGGTGATAGTGGTGAGTGACAAGCACGTCAACCAAGCCAACAGGGTGGCGGTTAGCGGCCATCGTGCGAACCCAGTTGAAGACCTTGTTGCGAATACCGGAGCCACCGCTACGACCGTAAACGTCACCATGTGTTGCACCATACTTCCAGCCTTGAACTTCTGTGACCATTGACACTTCGTCTTCAGCGATTTCGAATGAGACGTGCTGCATGTTTGGGTCGTTGGCGATGGCAACCTGCGCCATTTCAAAAACTAGCAGGTCGTCGTTGTCGCCAATTGCGGTGCGGTTGCCGTTGATGCGGTGTTCGCCGTGGTTTCCCGGGACGACGAGTAGTCGGACTTTATCGAACTGTGGTGCGAGAGTGTACAGCCCTTGCAATATTGTTGCGACGGCGAGCCTGATTTGATCGCGCCTGTGCCCATCGATATGGAATGATTGCTGGGGATAGATTACGCATCCCTCGACGATATCTCCTCCGCCAATTATCAGCAATTCGTTGAGTTTGCGCCCTGTGCTTCGAAGTTCGTCTAGTCGAATTTGTGCGCTTTCCATTACTTGGTTGAAGCGCTGAACGAAGCCAGCCGAGCCCCCACCTTCTGCTTTGCAGACCTGCCAGTCTGCCCAGTCCAATACCCACGTTGAGTCTTCCCCATTTACTTTGTTAGTTGTTTTTGTTTGTGATTTGATTCCCAGTTCTTTGAGTAGCGCTACTGGGTCGATTGAGTCAGTTACTTCTGTTGCTTGCTTGCGCTTGACACCGAAGGCGTAACTGTGCTTCCACAGCATCTCTTCTAGGTCTCGGCTCCAGTACTGGGCGTGCTTTTCTCGTAGCACACCGACGATTTCTACTTCGTCGCTGTTGTAGCCGAACATCTCTAGGATTGATTCTGGGCTTACGTTGCTAAGTGATTGGCCTAGAGTTCCGGTGCGGAGTTCGCCTTTGTCGCCGTTCCAGACAACTTCTTTGAGTTCGTTGTCTTCCATGCGAGTCTCGGTCGCTTCTGGAACGCCGATGCCCATGCAGGCGTTTCTGTGAGTGTTCACGGTTGTTTTGCCAACTGCGTAGCGGCTTGCAATCCAACGACTTGATTTAGTCATTAGTGCAGTTGATAGTTCTGCGTCTGGTAGTAGCCCGCATAGTTTGCAATTGGTTGACAACTGGTCGCCCCTTATTTTACGTTAACTGTCAAGTTTAAGTATAGTGTTATTAACACTATTCTACTAGATCCCTGTCGGGCCAACCTTTTAGGAGTGTCGGCTTGTGTCGTTCTTGTGTTCGAAGGTATGCAACTGCGTGTCTGAAAGCGTCTCTTGCGTGCTGTTGCCCTCGGACGTAGAAGCCTAGTTCCTTGAGCGCGTCGTTATCGCAGAAACTTTTGTACGAAGGCGACTGATAGAAGATTTTGTCGTTGTACAAGGCTTCGAGTGCACCCATCACATAGCACGGTTCTAAGTTCACACCTCGGACACCTTCTCTTAGCGTGAACGACTCGCACACGATGGCGGTTTCTGGGAGGTAGACTACGCGATCGTTCCACCATTCAATAAATCCTTTGTGTCCGTTTGGGATTTGTCCCGATTCAAAGATTACTGCTTCTGTGTCGTCCGTGTATCCAATGAACGCGAAGCCGGTTGTCCCTCCGGGGTCGAAGGCTAGGATGCTTTTCATTTTTTCTTCTGCTGAACGTATTGGAAGCATTGCTTCGCTAGTTCGTAGCGAGCGCCTGACTGCCATTTGACTGCGTGGAACATTACCGCCTCTTCGTTTTGGATTACGAATTCGAATTTTGCTTTGCGACTAAAGAGGTCCAAGTTTTGTTACGCCTTTGCTAATTTTTGCTTGGCTGATTCCGCTCAACTTTTTGAGCATCCCTTGGGATGTGCCGGAATCTAGCACGCGCTTCACGGTTATGAAGTTTACGTTTTTACTTACACGGTCGTGGAAGCATTGTTTGATGTCGTCTAGGCTTTCGGGCGCAAGCCGACCGCCGGTTTTGGCAGTTTTACCTGCTAATCTTGCGACGGTTTGGTGCGAGAGAGCGCCTCCGGTTAGCACAGAGAGTTGCCTTGCTGAGTAGACTTCGTATCGGGTGATGTCTGTGACGATCTTGACAAGTTCTGGCCTTGGTAGGCGTGTGGCGTTGTCGCGTAGCCAGATGGCTTCGTTGATTGCGCGCATGCGGTTAATGTCGTTATCCACGAGCCACCTCCAAGAACATCTTGTTGCTTTCGTTTACGATTGCCATTCTGCCTTGAGACTTTAGCGCGTCAACCATTTCGTCGAACTCGCGCTTACGCTTCGCGCCAAAGCGACGGTATGCCTCTTCGTAGCGCATGCGTCCACCCTTTGAGGTGACGAGTGCTTCTAGTTCGTCTACTTCTCGTTGCCATTCTGACGCTGAGATTGCTCCAGCCATTCGGACTAGGTTCTTGAACCAGTCTTCTGAGTAGTGGATTGCGATTAACAGGTGGCGTAGTTCTACCATGTCTGACTTGTCATACATTGCTAGGAGCACGGCGCACTTCCAAACAGATAGGGCTAGACGCTGGCGTGAAGGCTCGATAGAGTCTTCGTGTTCGTGCCCTGCGGTAAAGTTACCCATCTCCCATTTGAAGGCGTTGAAGCGCTCTAGGGCCTCGTCTGTCATGCGAACTGGGCGTGGGAATGGTGCGCCCTTCTTCTGCCAATACATGTATGAGTCGTAGAGTGAGCGCACGATTGCGTGCATCTCTTCGTCGCGAACAGATACCTCTACTTCGTCGGCTTGCTGGATTGCTTCGCTTTCGTAGGTGCGGTCTGGTGCGTCTGCGATTACATAAATGAATCGGGCTAGGAATCCTGAACGGAAATATTCGGTTGTTAGAACATCTGCGGTCTTTGAGGTGATTCCCATTAGATACATGATGAAGTTGGTTTCCGCGCGCTCAGACTGTGAACCCTTGCCCGGCGTGCCTCCGCCGGTTGAGCGAACGACCACTGGGACGTGTCCGTCATAGAGTTCGGTGAAGCGTTCAGCAGCGGTTGCCATGTATGTTTTGTTGATGAAGTCTTTGAACATACCCTGAACTTCGTCGCGGTGGAATAGCGAGGTCTGCTTGTCGCGGTTTGACAGCAACTTGACTAGACCTTCTGCGGTCACATCTGAACCGACATCGATCTGGTAGCCGGCGAACTTTTCGTATTCACGAACCATTCGTAGCATTAGTTGACGCGAGGTCGACTTACGGCTACGGGTTGTTTCACCGAGAATCATGAACCAAAGGTTTAGGCCCATCTTGCCGTATTTAGGGATTGCGTGTCCACTATCTGAGAACGCCGATGAGAGCACGGTGAACGCTGACGCTACCTGATACTGGTATGCGGCATCTGTCTTCTTTGAAGCCCAGTCGTTGTAACGGTCAATGAAGGTTGGGTGGTCTTTGACAATCTCGCGCTCGTGAGCGAGTAGGAAGTCTACCTTCTTCTCTTCTTCTTTCGGGATGAGTTCCATCTTCTCGAAAGCGGCATTGCCGTCTACTAGGTAGACCTGCGAGGCGCGCTGAACTTCACGCCACAGGTCGCCGTCTGCGTCCATGCGCTTTGGGCGGTCTGTGCGGTGGTATTTGTTGCACTTTGCGTGGCGAACTACAGCGAAGACTTCTTCGGCGGTTAGCCCGACACGGAATAGTTCAAGTTCTAGTTTCCAAAGTCGGCGTGACAAATCCTGCCCCGGTAGTGGCTCATCTAGGTAGAGAGACATTACTTCTGGGTTGCTTGGGACTTTGCCTAGGATGTCCATAACATTTAGTGGCTGTTCTGGCATTGGCTGAAGGCTTAGGTCGAGGATCGAGTCAACCTTGATGTCTCCGTAGACTGCTTCCATGTCGGCAACGGTGTAGATTGCGCCGGTGGTGGTTGCGATTACAGGGTGCGAGACATCGTATTTGCGGTTGCTTGTGTTTGGAACACGAAGCAACTTGGTTGGGTTCCAGCCTGATAGGTCACAGCCGTCGTCTTTGTGCGCGTAGGCTACCTTCTTTGATAGCAGGGCAATCTGGGCTGGGTCGTGTGACTGTGGCAGAATCCAGTAGCAGTGCCAGCGGTTTGGTGATGTCTGCACAGAGATTGACGGTTCGATTAGGAACTTCTCTGGTGGGCATGCGTCTGCGTCTGCGTAGACTACTGCGACAGATTTGGCGTTCTCGCGGATTCGTCGCTCTTCGTAGAACAGGATTGGTGAGACGTAAACGTCTTCGTCTTTGAATCGCTCTGAGTATTCGACCATTTCGTCGATTTCATCAGGGTAACTGAAAAACTTCTGAACTGTTGGGTTGTTTCTAGCGTCTCGGGTGACTAGTGTGGCGTAGCCTGCACCGTCTCCGTAAATCGCTTCGAAAAAATCTTTTGTTAACATGGTTGCCCTTTCTTCTTCTCCATTTCGTCCCTCATTCAAGAATCGAACTTGAACACGCAATTGAAAGGAGAAGAAGTTTGCGTGACACCAGTTGAGAGTAGTGAGCCAGTTTTAAGACGTGGCTCAGGTCTGCCCATTCAGGTCTGTTTACCAGACGTTCTCGGTTGCTCCCTGACCCTTTAGGAGGTCTGCTAGGCTGTCGCCAGCCTTTGAAGCGTCGAACCCTGCAACTTCGTTGCGTGGCTCACCGTTCTGGTCTGCGCCAATCTTGACGCGAACTGAGATTGCCTTGCCTAGAAGTTCTGACACCTCTGGCACTGCGAAGTCTCCAGCCTTCATGTCGTAGCCGAGTGCTGAGAAGAACGCTTGGGTCTTCCAGAAGTCGTTTGCAACGTATAGTGGCACGAGGCTGAATACGCGACGGTTCTCGTGTAGTGGGCCAACGATCTTGAACTGGATGTTGAAGCGTGGCTTACCAGCGTTTGCGCCTGAACGGACTTCTTCTGACTTTACGTCGAAGATGGTGGCGTTGTAGTTGCCGGCTGGGATTGGTGAGTAGTCACTCTTGGTCTCTAGTGACTGTGTGGTGATTCCGCTAATAGTGATATTAGACATTATTTCTTTTCTCCTGATTCCTTGATAAGGGTTGTGATTTTCTTCATGCTTGGCTCAACGATTACTGCTGGCAAGTTGAAGCGGTTCTTTGTTACTAGTCGGTCATTTGCGTCAACGATTAGGACGCGCTTTGCGCCTTCTTCGGTCTTCTGAAGCGTCATGTATCCGATGATGTCTGGGATGCCCGGCAGGTCCTTCTTCGAACCGCCCGGGATGTTTGGCACAGTCTTCACTGCGCCGGTGTTCTCATCCTTTTCATCTACTGCGTGGGTCAGAATGATTGAGGTGAATGGTGCTGAGTGCATTGCGCGAACGGTGTCGTTTGCCCAAATCTTCAGGTCGCCCCACTTACCAAACTTGTTGCCCTTGTTCTCTGGCTTTTCTCCAAAAGCCTTCTCTGCGCGGTCCATCTGCACGCCAAGGGTGTCAATAATGACGGTCTTGTATTTGTGCTGGATGTTTAGCAGGTCTGAAACTACAGCGTCGAACTGTTCGTGGGTTGAGACGTTGATTACATCAACATCCTTCCAGTCACGAGCGACTGCTGATGCGCCACCTTCGACATCGATCAGCAGAACTGGTGACATGTCGGCTACTTCTGCAGCAGATGCTGCAAGCCAAGTCTTTCCGCGTCCTGCGTCTCCGTAGATGAGGATGGTCTTTGGTGCGTTCAAGGCTTCTGCCTTGTGAATCAACTTAGCGAAACTAAGCGTTGGAAGTGGTGTCGTTGCTGACATGACTTCTCCTTTCATGTGTGTGTGTTTTAGATACTACCATATTCTATTCACTTTGTGCAAACAATTGCTTGTATGCCTTTATGAATGTGAATACTTTTCTTCCTGCAAGAACTATTATCCACATTCCCGAGCAGATTGCAAGTAGCCTCAGAAAATATGTGTCTAGTTCGTATGACGCGGTTATTAATAGCGCGCCTACCAGTATCCGAAAGGATACTACGATGATGCCGGTTATTGCCATTGCGATTTTTAGTTGTTTCATGCTGGGTCTGTCACCTTACATTTGAAGCAGTGGTCGTGTCGATCGAACTGCGATGGGTCTGGGTTGGCTTGTAAGCCTTTCCAGATGGCTTCTAGGCGGTCCCAAGCGGTCTGTGCGTGCTCTGGGTCATATTCGAATGTCCAAGCCCACACATCGTTCTCTGTTGTTCCGTCACGGTTTACGAAAACGATTGACAGACCGTCGATGTCGATGCCTTGCTTGACTTTGCCCCACGCATAGATTTGCGTCTGGGTGTAATACTTTTCAAGCGTGTATTCCATATCTGGAAGTTTTGCGTTCTCGAAAAGCACTCGTTGCATTTTGCGACTCTTGTCACGGCTACTGGTTTTCCAGTCGACAAGGTGCTTGTTGTCTACTAGCACAAGGTCAGGCTTGGAGTTGATTACTCCGTAGCCTTCGAGTTCGCCAAGGTAGATTTTCTCCTCGACGATGCGAGAGGTAAGTTCCGGCATTGAAACATAGTCGGCCTTCTCCATCGCATCCTCAAGGTATGAGTGGATGGCTGTGCCAACCTTTGCCCCAAGCCAATACTTTGATGGCTGTTCTGGCTCTCGCAATAGTTTCTTTGCAAGGTGATAGGCACAAGGGTCGCTGAAGTCTGACGCGCCGATGTTCTTTTGCTTGTCTCGGTCCGATTCCTGTTTCAATAGTTCAACAGCAATGTCACGAATTCTGGTGTTCTGAATCATATTTCTCCTTTCAAATTCAGTTTAGTTATCTAGTTGTTGGTTGTCAAGCAACCTGTTAGAACAATTTTCCTAACCTGCGGTTGGCTCGATCTCCGAAGTCTGTTCCGCCCCATATGCCGTGTGTTTCATCGTTCGCTTTAGCGAAGTCGTAACATAGGTCAATGATTGGGCACAGCGCGCAAAGCCTAAAAGTCTCCCCCGGCGTGCGTCTAGGCGGAATTTCTACCTCATCATCTTCAAGAAGGTAGTCGTCATAATCCATATACGGGCCAGGGTTTTCTCGGCAGGGGAAGTCCGGATATTCATCCATTCCTTCTTCAAGCAGTTGCTTTGCTCGCAAAGCCTCTTTTTTGATACCGAAGTATGTTGGTTCTGATGAGTTGTCTGACTTAGCCATTATTCTTTCAAATGTTCGAGTGGGTCGTTATCATCAAACATAATGCTTGCGAACGAAAAAAGCAAGAACAACACAGCGCCGATGAAGCCAACAAGGGCACTAATAACGAGGAACGTTATCATTCATCTTCGCCATTCAAGATGAGGGCTAGGTGGTTAATCATTTCTTGATTCCAGTCAATGCCCTGATTGCCGTATGCTTCGATCATTAGCAGAGCCTTGTCAACTGCCTGAACTTTTTTGAACTGTTCAATTTCTTTCAGGTATCGTTCCGGACTGAAGTCGTTTGCCGAAAATCGCATATCGATCTGCCAGTCAAGGAATCCCTGCAAGAAGTCTGCATCGTTTCTAACCATTTCTTTTCTCTCCAAACAACTTGTGCTCAACATCTTTGATGTGGTCTAGCCGGAAACCGCTCCAAGTGATTAGCCCAGCCTGCACGATTGGGGCAGAAGCGAACCCCTGTGCCTTGAATGATTCAAGTTGCTCAAGGTTATCCTCAAGCGACTTCTCTTCATACTTGATGCCAAACTTGTCAAACTGCTTCTTGGTTTGCATGCACTGCACGCAGTTGGTGGTGGTCCAGACGGTTACTTGCATTTGTTTTCCTTAATCTGAGTTATTGCTTGCTTGCCTAAAAAGTGTGTATACGCTGGGGGGATTGCTTCGATAATTTCTGTCCAAATCATCCAATCAATGCCCATAGCAGTATGGGCCTCTTCTAGACTTGTTGCGGTTTTTCCACCGTAAACATATTTGCCGGTAGTTTTGTCTAGCCCTTGCGCGTGGTCGTTCATCCTGCCATAAACCCCGATTGGTTTGCCCTGTGACTTGTGGTCGCAGACTGAACTCTCCAATTGCAGGTTAGATTCAAAGATTCTATGACGGCGAACGCTCAAGTCGAACGAACTGCCACAGCAAGTTACCGGATTTATTAGCGGTGCACCTTCAACATTTTCGATGATGTATGGCACACCGCTGGCAATCAGGGCTTCGCGTGTTTCTGGAATGAGGTCGATCTTTTTTGTTGTCCCACCCTGCGCATCTCGCAAATGCTTGGTGCGCGAATGGGTTTGGCACGGTGGAGACGCGGCAATCATATCGAAAGATCGAAGAAAATCTAAGTCTTTCATAATCTCTAAAGCGTCGGCTTTTATGAAAGTGTATGGGTAGCGTTTTTGCTTCTTGATGTCTACTCCAACAATTTCAGTAAATCCTGCAAGTTCGTAACCTCGACTTGCGCCACCGGCTTTGCAAAAAAGGTCTAGAAGCCTCATCTGGCTAATCCTCTACTTGACCGTATGTGAAAATCTGCTTGTGTAGTTCCCTGTGTAACTTGTCTAACTCTTTGCAAGCCTTCCATTGACCAGCCTGAGTGTAAGCAGACTCTGCCTGCTTCAATGCTGGGAATAAAAGTTTCACCTGCTCTTGAGTGAGTTCAATCTCAACCATCTACTTCTCTCCTTTGTGCTTGATAAGTTCAAATAGGTCATCTAGGTCTATCTGAGAGCCTAGTTTGTAGCCAAGCCCAATGTCATAAGACCAAATAAGGTGCTTCTCTAGCAACTTGATAATGCGCTTTTGCTCTCTAGCCTCACCAACCAACACGCCCAACTCATAATTCTGGCGGATAGCCTCTGTTTCAAACACTTAGCCCTCTCCTTCGATCCGTCTGATTTCATCCTGTAAATACCATACCGCTTTTCGCAAGTCTTGGGTATTACTGTTGCCATCTTTTAGACCGGCGCGCCACAAATACTTGATGGCGTTACCAATGTTGAAGTTGCGGTGACGAGTAATCTGGATGCACTCAACGCCACTAGGGTCGCTGGTGTAGTGCACAGGGTGGTTTACGGCATCGTTCTTCATTACAGGCTCTCCAAAACTTCGAAAGTCTTTGGGAACGCTGAGTGCGAGAGTTCTTGAACTGCTTTGGCATAATCCTGAATCTCAACCTGAGCATCGTGCCCGAGACGCTGGTCAAGGAAAGTCATAACACCCTGCAACGAAGTGGTCCAACGCCAACGAACATACATTCCATAAGCAGGCAAGAACAATCGAGCCAACTCTGGCGCGACACCAACTTCCATCGCCTGCTGATACTTCTCCACGCCAGACTCGATGTGATACATCAGGTCGGCGGTAAGCATCATTCCAGTTTCCATATCGAGCGGTGCACCAGAACCCTGCTTAGAGTTCTCCGGCTTCGATCGCCAGCCTAGAGAGTCCGGAATGTAGAATTCCTCCTGCTCAGTAATGTAACGGCGAGAGGACTCATTCCAGCCGTTCTGGTCGTCGATGTGTGTCGAAGCAACAGCATACTTCCACCATTGACGCGCAACAAACAAAGGCGCATAGACCTCAAAAGTCAAAGCAGCGTGACGAAACGGCGAAGTGTGACCCTCACGAATTAGGAACTTTAGAAGCCCGGCATCTCGGTCAGCAAACTCAACTGACTCCTTATCATAAGAAACTCGAGCAGCATTGACAACAGACAAGTCGTTGCCCAAAACATCAACCAACCGGACATAGCCATTATCTAAAACCTTTTTCTCCATTTACTTACCCTTCTCAATTTCTTCAACAACAACACACCAGTCACACTTCACACTCAAAGAATGGGTTTTCGCGCTGTGAACCTTCTTGATGATATCTAACACTCGACGACGCTCGTGTTGCGTGCCAATGCCCATAATGTGCTTCTGTCCAACAGACATAAATAACATCGTATCCCTAGTCTTCTTCATCGTCAAACCCATAAGCGTCGTCTAAACGCTCCCAAGTGCTACGCGCCTCATATGGCAATTCATCATCTGTCGCGTCTTGAACAATAATCGGTCTATTCAACCACTCCAAAAACTTTCTAAACATTTAGTTCTCCTCTCAAACTTTCATTCATAGCCAACTGGTCTAAAATCAACTTAGACAACTGACCCTCATCATAAGTATCTTCAGCCAAAATCTCATAAGACACAACCGAACCCTTTTGCCCTCGTCGATCGAGACGGCCGGCGGCCTGCTCATTCAGCAAGCGGTTATCATCCTTAGACAACCACACAACAACGCTGGCGCGCTCCTGCAAGCCGTCTGTGCCCTCGCCAATAGCCGAAATAACACCAACAATGTATTGGATGTCACCGGCGATGAACTGGGTCAGAGCCTCGTCACGCAACTTTTGGGAAGCCTGACCAGACCACTCGAAAGCAGACTTGCCACTCGCCTCCAGACGCTTCGTAACCACATTTGCAAACTTCTGCGAATGGGTCAGAATTAGCATTGCCTCGCCTTCAGGATGGTCAGCGATGATACTAAATAACTCATCGAGTTTGGTCGATTTGCAATCAACATCAAAAAACACTTCACCGCTCTCAGATATTGACGGCGTTCCCAAAGTAATCTGGCGCAAGCGAACGCGAACGGCAATCGGAACTTCCGCAACCAAAGGGTTGCCTTCAAGGAAAACAAACAGGTCACGCTCCATCTTCTTGTAAATACGCTTCTGCTCCGCGCCCAACTGCACGGTGCGCTCAATCGTCACCATACTTGGCAAATCTGCATCCATACCTTCTTGGTGGAACTCACAACACTTCTCACGCTTCAAGTGACGGATGTAGCAAGGAATGTCGCTGACAATCGAGCCGGGCACTCTCTCACCCATAACAGTTTTGCCAGCCCAAAAATCATCAACAATCTGACAATACTTGTTAGCCCACGCCCAGAACGATCGAGTAGCCACATCGGGGTAAACCCAACGCAACACAGCCCAAAAACCCTCCACGCGGTTGCCAGCAATCGTGCCAGACATACCAATCCGGCGTTTAGCCTTCAAAGTGTGCAACATCTTCGCCGTCTTACTCTTACGGTTAGACGCGCGGTGCACCTCATCAAACACAGCCAAGTCCGGTGTTACGCCAGCCCAATGCAACGAGCGGAAATACTCTGGGCTAATCAAATACCAGCCAGCGTCCCCCTTGTGCAATTGGGCAAACGCTTCCTGACCCTTCTTGGTCGAGTTCACATACTTCACTTCGGCTTCAGGAATCTGACGCTGAATGGTTTTCTCCCACGCGCGCTTGTGAGTTCCCTTAGGCGCAATCACAAGGTTGCAACCCGTGCCGAGTGCCTTAGCGACCTCGATGGCAACAAGTGTCTTACCGCCACCAACCTGCGTAGCAATAATCCCTGTGCCATCGTGGGCTACAAGGTTGTCAATGTCGCGTTGCTGATACTCATACGGTTGTAGCGGTGCGTCTACCATCCAACTTCAGCCCAATCAGCCTCAGGGTAAAGCAACTTGGCTTCGGCACGAAGTTCCATAAAGTCGATGAAGTATCGGGTCTTCACGCCGAAACGCCCACCGTCAGCCCAAACCTCGAAGTCGTAAGCGTCAGAGTTGTGAATACCAACCTGAATGTAACGCTCGCCAGTAGCCTCAGCAATTAGGGATTCGTGATTACGCGCCTCTTGAAGCACCTCATCGAAGTCGAACGGTCTGAGACCGTCATCGTTGTCATCGCCAGAAAAGTAGACCATTAGTTGTCACCGATTCGCGTAATTCGCGCGATAACATCATCGACAAGTCCGGCACGATACAACTGAGGGATGATGAAAGCGTCACCGTCAATGTAGTCGAGACCGCCGTCAGTAACCTTCAACAAGACAACACCGGACAGGCGTTGCTCTCCAAGGTTGGTTACAGTAACCTCAAACTCGCCAATGTCTGACGAAGCGCGAACATCGATCGATGTGCCACCGGACTCAACCGAAGCAACAACGCCATCGGTCAGAGCCATAATCTCCTGAACGGTGCGGTAGTTGCTTGTGCCAATGGCTTTACCCAACTGAGTCTTAGGGACACCCTCCTCGGCAGCGAGGCGCAAAGCCATATCGCGGTCGTGGCGGATAGTAGACAAGCGTGTAGCAAGTTCCTGCTTCAACTGCGACTCAATGGTTGCCTTGGCAATCGTGTAAGCGATGTGCTTCTCGCGCAACATATCGAGTGCGGTCTCAGCGCGCGGTGACAACTTAGTCATTCTTCGCCACCTCAGCGTCAATAGCAGGGAACTGCAAGCGGAAGCCATCAAGGTCTTCGTTGGTGATAGGCACGAGTGTCTGAACATCAACATCAGCACCAACCTGACGAGGGTCTTCGCCCAGACCATACATATCTGCGCTCTTGTATTCGTAAGTGACGCTAAGGTCTGCTTCGCCGTTGATTACAGCGTCCACAGCCTCGCCAACATTTACATCAGTTCCGGTTACGGTAATAGTGTTCTCAATCATTAGTTCCTCTTCTCTGGGGCAATCGCCATACCAGTCTTCTTGATTATCTTCATAAGTGCAAATGCAGTCACGACCTCGCTCGGTGTAGTCCGAGTGGGAATCAGGGCAATCCCATTCTGACTCGAAAGCGACCTCGCCCTTGACGAAACGAATCGTTCCGCCCCAACCCTGCTCCTCCTCATACTCAATGTCAAAGTTGAGGTTAGGGAACTGTTCAGCCATAGCGCAAAAAATCGGAGTTGGCTGACACCACGCAGTATCGAAACGAATCGAGACAGAACCGTCTGAGTGTCGATCGATGTTCACATCGCAGGCGTTCCACTTCGTATCCCAGTTGGCGTTGTTCCACTGATACCAGTTGAACTCACCAGAGCCAACCTGCTCGCCACCAATCCAACCGGACTGCCCCAAATACTCCTCAACCTTGTCGGCTGGTGGAGTAATGAACGAGTGGAAATTGAACTCGCGTTCGTGGTCGTCATTGGCGCAGAACGGTGTCGGCTTCTTAGCGTGCTCTAGGAACGCGTCCACATCGGCTTTTGCGCCTTCGACAACAATTGAATTGAAAACCCAGTTTGGCATTAGTTGTTCTCCTTGTTTGAGCAGTTACGGCAGTTGCAGGCGTGCTTTCTGCCGGTAGAAATTTCGTCACGAACATCGTTCAGGGTGACAGGTTTGGTCTCCTCAGCAAAAGCGTTGCTGACAGAGGCAATAAGCGTCTCGACATCCTCAGGGGTTGCCTCAGGGCGAGTTAGCGCGGTGCGAGTGAACTCAGAACTACCCCAAGTTAGGTCGTGCCCCATAGCCTCGGCTTCAATCTCAACCGAAGTGCCGGCACGCTCACCGTTGTCCCAGTCACGAACACGCAACTTGCCGGTAAGCATAATGCGGTCGCCCTTGTGAATTGACGAGTTGGCGTTGGTAGCGAGCGTGTTGAACGCGGTGACGGTATACCAGTTGGTGTTGCCATCAACCCAACGGTTAGTGGCGCGGTCAAACCGGCGAGTAGACGAAGCGAGGCGGAACGACACAATAGGCAGGTCGTCTGCGGTTACAAGGTAGCGTGGGGTGGTAGCGACTAGACCGCTAACCGAAATGTTTTCAGACATATATTTCTCCTTTTATAGACTGTATAAATAGTTTAGTTGGAAATAGTGTTGTTGTCAAGCACCTATTCGGAACAATCCGAACAAGTTGGTGCGCCATCAACATCTTCGCAAGTGTAAGAATACGATTCACACGACCAGCAAAGCCACTCGGATAGAACATCCAACTTTGCGTCAGCGAACGCGTCCCAAACTTGGTCGAAGCCAATCTTTGAATACTCGTGGAAAGCCTCCACAATCTTCTGCCAGTCGTTCTGGGTAGGAATGAACCCATACTGCCCCATAAGACTGTCAGGTGCGCCCACAAAGCCCACAACAGGGGTGTCTGGTGCTAACTTGCTTAGGCGGTCGATAAGTTTCTGTGCGGTCATAAATTCAGTCATTTTATTCTCCTTGTGATTCTGCGTAGTATTCGCGGTCTGTTTCTCGTCGATCGATAGCCTCACTCTGAGCCTCATCAATCAGCCATTGCATCTCGTTATACAGGCTATTCACCTGTGAGTTAGACAATCCGGCAGGGTCTCCGAACTCATCAACCTCGGCACTCAGGAAAGCGACATCGCCAACGATGAAGTCGGCGCTCTCCTGATAGTTCTGATAGAAAAGCACGCTGGCAAAAACATTGGTTGGGAGGTCGCGAAGTTTGCCCTCCTCGTTCACAACCATCACAACGCCCTGCTTAGGCAGGTTGATGAACTCGATGTAGCCACCCACGACACCTTGCAGGAACTTTAGGGAATCACCCATACCTGCTTCTGGGTAGTCGGTAATCTCCAACTGGTTGTTGGCTTTTAGTTTCATAATCCTAGGCAATTTTTCTCCAATTCGTTGCGGTTTTGATTTTGTTTTCAAAGTCATACGCTTGAGCGTAAGGCAAAACTTCGACTTGTGCAATGGTCAAATGGTAGTAAAAGACCATCTCAGTAAACTTGGGATATGTGAGTGCGAACTCTTGGGCTTTAGCCTTTGAGTTGAACGCCCCCAGAAACTTGCTGGTGTCGGTCGTGTAAACTCCCACGGTTTTGATTCTGCTCATCGTAGTATCCAATCTTGTCTGTGCCACATTTTGGGCAGAAAGCGATTTGTTTCACATTTGGTTGTGCCCAGTTGCAATCTTTGCAAAAAGCCCCCCTTGGTGGGCTCTGGGGCTCTTGGTGCAGGGATGCCATCTTAGCCATTGAGAACCTCGCTGACAATCTCATCGATGTCGCGTTGTATGTCGGACTCGTGGCGGTCTACAATCGTCTCCCATTGGTCTTCGGTGAGTTCCACCTCGTTGTTGTTCTCAATGTCGGACTGATACCACCAGCCGGTCAGCGCGATAACCTCTTCAGGGTCGCGCTTTGACAGCCAGTTGATTACTTCTTGAACTTTTGCCATTAGATACCTCCTAGGTGAAACGGAACACAACCGGTTGCCTTGTGGTGCGCCTCCTGCCAATACAGCATTATGGACTTGCAGTCTGGGCAACCCCACATCGTATCTGCGCCATCCTGACGCATTTCATACAACGCTCGGTTGTAGACGGTTTGGATTTTGGTCTCCATAATGCCGTAACCATCCACGAGACCCTCGTAGTAGTCGTATGCGCCGTCTCGGGTGTCTTCGACCTTCTCGAGTTCCCCCTTGCAAAACGCTCCCCTGTCTTTGGCAAATTCGAGAATCTCCTCGATGTGCGCCATCAGTCTGCTATCGATCAAATTAGACATTTACATCCTCCAACATTTCAAATTCTGACAACTGCGCCTGAAGGCTCAGAAGGTTGCGATACTCGCCGTTCATCTTGTCCAACATCGCCTTTACATACTGCGACTCGAACGGCATTGACGGCTTGAACTTCTCGGTCAGTTCGCGCTCTGTGCCGAACCAGTTAGCGAGGTTGTCGGCATAGTCAGCCATACGAGCCTCGGAACGAGTAATGCTTTGCTTGAGTTTCTGAATCACGGTTTTCTCCTTTTACCATATTTGATTCACTAAATATTTGCTCTGACCATATTCGATTCAGGAATCAAATGTGGTCGGTGGAACTAAGACCAATCTTACTAAACACTATTTGAAAAGTCAATAACTTGTTTTGAATTATGTTGCCAAATAGTTTGAAAGTTTAGGGAAAACGGTCGAGGTGCTTCTTGGGGTGAATCAAATATGTTCCAAAAAGCGTGGAATGTGGAACATATTCGATTCAAGGCGGTCTGAATCCGGTTACATACCTATACTATATATTATTTTATATAATAATACAATAGTAAATAGATACAGGGTGACGGTGCAGTTTAGAAAAGGTCACTAACATAACGCTCCGCAAACATCGAAGTCCGAGACGAAATAGTCTGGCTATCCTGAGTGTAAAAGTCTGACTCACGAATGTAGCCGGTCTCCACCAAATCGTCAAACGACCCCATAAAGTTGCCCATCTCATCGAAATACTCACCGAACTCGTTAGCCACCATACCCGAGACAACAGGGTAGCCAAGTTGCTCCACCAAACCCTCGAACTGATACAACTCGCCACCGCCAAACGCAGTAGACGGCGCATTGAACTTATAGCCGAGAGTATCGGTCGAACCCCAACCGCCAGAAGTCATATCACGATACTTGCTAGTCGAGTAATCGAACTTCTGCTCGAACGCAGGGTCAAGCGAAGGCAACGCCTCAACATCACACAAACGACCGTCACGAACAGTCATAAGAACGCGCTCAGGGACAACCTCCATATAAACAACCGGAACATCGATCGATTTTAGGGCATTTAGCAAGATGGTCTCTGTAGAAGCAAACACGAACGAGCCATCAGCCAACTGGGCAATAACAAGCGGTGAGTGACTGATACGAGCAACCTTGAGAGTCATACGGTCAGAATCATCCAACCACGCAACCGAAGCGTCACCATCGAGCATAGAGAACTTGTCAGCGTCACGACCGAACTGCTCAAGGATGGCAGGAATAACAGCCGTATCAACCTCGGGCAAAGTAGCGTCTAGGTGAGTGCGAACAATATCGTGATTATAGATAACGCCATTGTGCACCAACGAGATGGACTTATCAGGGCTGAGAACAGGGTGGTTATTCGCCATATTCTTGATAGTGCCGTGAGTCGCATAACGAGTGTGCAACACAACAACGCCAGCATCCTTAGGCATTGACTTAGTAGGCAGATTCGCACCGGCAACATCCTTCTTGAACACGCCAGCACCAGACGGCGACTGCCACGCAAAACCAGAAGCCTGATTACCGCGAACATCCATCTCAACCAACAAAGCACGAGACAACTTACGAGGGCTCACAACAGAACCACGAGACAAACTAAAACCAGCAATTGAACACATAAACAACACACTCCTTCACCGCAACACTTGTGCGGTCTAATAAACAGTTTACAAACAAAACAACATTATGTCAAGTAATAGGAACGAAATAAAGGAAAAAGAAAACGAGACCCGACTCCCCAACCACGGAAAGTCGAACCTCGTAAACTCCCAAACCATCCTCCTCGATGGCTCGTAACAACAACTCTACCGGACAAGTTGTCACCTGTCAAGCCATAACGGTTTGAGGGGGGTCAGACCATCGTGGGGTTGTTGCTGAAATGTAAGTTAGCAGGTGTCAGGCCATCGTGTCAAATCGATCGATATTTGGGAATTCGCGCTGGCATTGCACGCCTGCCTATTTGGGAATTCGCGCTCGTTGGGGCACGCGCTCGCCGTAGTATTTGGGAATTCGCGCTGACGCTGGCACTCGCGCTCTATTTGGGAATTCGCGCTGGGTGTAGCACCTACTTGCGCTCGCTCGCTCGCTTGCGCGCTTATACGCGGGCGCGCGCGCAGGGCAGAACCCTGAGAGTTTCCTGAGAGTTTCCTGAGAGCCGGCTGAGAGCGTGAAAATCGGGGCAGGATTCTGTCAACCCCCCCTAGACAAAACCGCGCAATGCCGGCCGTCAGCTATCGAACAAATGTTCGAAAAATAGTCGTTCCCGGCTCGACCGGATTTTCGAAAATCTGTTCGATAAAATCTAGCGATAAATCACGAGCTAGAAACGCCCCTATAAGGGGACACGACACGCCAAAAGAAAATCCCTATAAAGACTTGTGCAACATCGGGGAACCCCGTAAACTTGGAGTAAGGCAACCGCCCCACCGACCACACAGAAAGGCAACACCAATGCGCGAACTACGCCAACTAGCGACAGTCTTAGCGTTCACCCTGAACCTAGGCTTATTCCTCGGGCTTTACCTATCAGACGGCGAACAGTCCCCACACCTAACCGCAATCGCCCTAGCAACCGCCCTAGTCTCACTCATCGCCCTATCACTACCAAAGGCAGGCAACTAATGACCATCAACACCTACGAAGTAATTCGCCAGTTCTACACCTACGCCGAAGCTTTAGCCGAAGCCGAGCCGACCGAGACCCCACGCACTTGGGGCTTTGAAATCGAGACCCCAGACGCGGACAATGTGCACGCCCGAATTGACTTTGCGCTAATGCGCGAAAACTTGGAATTCAAGGGAGACGGAAGCGTTACGCGTGGCAACGATGGAGACCACGACTGCGAGTGCGACTGCTCGGACTGCGAACACTCTTGCGATTGCGATAATTGCGACCTAACCAACGGCTATACCTCGCTAGACCATTGCGGAGGCTCTGCCTGCTCGGGAACTGGCGAATACCAAGAAATTACATCCATCGGCGGAATCTCGACCACACACCCCGAAGCCCTCGCCATCCTCGCCGAGTCAGGATTGAGCGATTGCGAAACCAACGACTCGACAGGCTTGCACATCCACATTGGAAGCGCCGACCTGACCCCACAGCAGGTTGCGCGAGTAATCAGCGCATACCGCCAAGCCCTGCACATCCTCGACCCCCTAGCAGGCAGACAAGGCGTTTACTACGCGCAAGCCCCGAGACTAGCCGACAGCGACCACGCACGCCAAGGCTACGGCTCGGAGAAATACCGCGCCGTAAACACCGCAACCCACTTTCACGATGGCAGTTACCGCCCGAAGACCATCGAATTCCGTCAGCACGCAGGCGAGACCGACACCGCCAAGATTCGCGCTTGGGCAATGTTGCTGATTGAGATTGTCGAATTCGCCAAAGGCAACGCGAGCGTCTTCTGGCTCGGAGGCGCGCGAGACCTGAACCACCTACGCCAGATGTTGCGCGACCGCAAATAATCACGAGCTGGAATCCAGCCATAAAGAAATCAATTTATGGCTGGATTTTGGCTACGGGCGGAATCTAGGAACCGTATCTGTTGTTTTGCCATTTTTGGACTTTTGATCCCCCCTCCCCCGTGTCTGTGTTTCGATTTGACTATGTAGTAGGGTTGTGGTATGAACTTTTTGGTTAATGTGAATTTCAATGAGACGCGTTCGTTGTCGATTGTTTTGGTTGATCCAGATCCTGATGAGGTTGCGGTGGTTTATTCTGCGACGTTTGATGATGATTTTGTGGTCTTTTTTGAGGCTCCGCATGAGGCTGAGGTGTGGGACATCCTTGGCTGTGCGTTGGTTGCGTTTAAAGATTTCCAGTTGAGTGAGGGTGTCTAGTTTTATGGATGCTGAAAAATTTTTTAATAAAAAATCCAGCGAGAGGGGTATCGCTGATGAGCCTGTCTCGGAGCCGTTGGTGGTTGAGCCTTCTGTGCTTGAGGTATTGGATGGGTTGGGTTTGTATTTTAAGTCGCGTTTGGATGCGATTGAGGCGAAGGTGGATGCGTGTCTAGAGAAGTAAATGTGTTGGATGAGATCCTTCTCCGTTTGGCTGCCAGTGGGGCTTCGGGCCAGGAGATGGAGCGTCAGTCTGGTGTGCCTGCTGCTCAGGCTGTGATGCACGTTAAGAAGATGCTGGAGGGGCGTGACATTTGGACGGAGTTGGAGCGCCGTCAGTTGTTGTTGCATGAGTTGAATGAGTTGAAGGATTCGTTGCGTCAGAATTCGTTGGATTTGAAGGACCCGCAACATGCGAGGCTTTTGTTGCAGACTTTGACGACTATTGGGTCGCGTTTGGATGCTGAGAATAAGAAGTTGGATGTTGATGTGTTGCGTGTTACTGAGCATCAGGGTCAGTTGATGGGGCGCGCTTTTGATATTGCTTTGGAGCACATGAAGAAGGAGTTGTTGCGTCAGTTCCCGGAGGTTTCTAAGGGGACGTTGGATCGTTTGGCTGCTGAGGGCTTGGTGAAGGCTAAGTATGAGTTGGCTGGGGAGCGTGGCGAGTAGTGCTTGACGAGGTTATTGACGGGGCGCTAGAGGTACTCCGTAAGAAGTCTAAGAATGACTTGTACTATAACGACCCGGTTTTGTGGGCTGAGGAGGTTCTGGGGGCCGAGTTGTGGTCGAAGCAGAAAGACATGTTGATGTCTTTGGCGCAGAATAAGCGTACGGCTGTGAAGTCTGCTCACTCGACTGGTAAGTCTTACACGATGGGTATTGCTGCTTGTTGGTGGATTAGTACTCGTGGCCCAAATAGCCTTGTGGTGTCTACTGCGCCTACTTATAACCAGGTGCATAACATTTTGTGGGAGGAAATCCGTAAACATTATGTTGAGAATGGTTTGCCTGGGAAGATTACGCAGGATGACCAGTGGAAGACCCCAGTTGAGGGTGTGGATGATAAGGGTAACAAGCGTATCATTGAGAAGCAGATTGCTTTTGGTCGCCGCCCTGCCGACATGGACTTTTCTGCGTTTCAGGGTTTGCACCGACCTGATGGTGTCATGTTTTTGATTGATGAGGCTGTTGGTTGCCCTGAGATGATTTTTACCGCTGCGGAAGTTAATACGACTGCGGAGAATTGTCGCATTTTGGCGATTGCTAACCCTGATGATGTTCAGACTGCGTTTGGTCGCATTTTTAAACAGAATGACCCTACTTGGACTAAGTTGACCATTTCGGCACACGATACCCCGAACTTTACGGGGGAGCCGGTTTCTGAGAAGTTGGCGAGCCTTCTGCCTCAGGTGCAGTGGGTTGAGGATATGAAGATTCAGTGGGGTGAGGATTCGGCCCGCTTTAAGGCTAAGATTTTGGCTGAGTTCCCTGAAGAGTCGGATGCGATGTTTTTCTCGCAGGCGAACATTGATCGCGCTGTGGACACTGAGGTTCCGGAGAACTTGGATAAGCCTTGCGTTTTGGGTGTCGACATTGCCCGTATGGGTGACGACTATAACGCTGTTTACACTAACCATGAGGGCCGCCTGCGACTTTATGACAAGTGGAACAAGGTTACGTTGACTGAGACGGCTGGGCGTATTCACCGTATTGCGATTGATACTAATGCTTCTGAGGTTCGTATTGACGGTTCTGGTATTGGTGCTGGTGTTATCGATATTTTGATGAATGATGGCAATTATGACCGTAAGGGTTATAAGGTTGTGGCGATGATTGGTTCAGGTAAGTCGCCTGATACCCTTCGCTGGTTGAACGCTCGTGCTTTGTATTATGACCAGATGCGTGAGAAGATGGCGAAGCGCGAACTGGACATTGACCCTCGTGATGAGAAGTTGCTGGACGAAATGTTGATGATTAAGTTCAAGTTTTCCCCTAAGGGTGGTGTTCAGATTGAGTCTAAGGACGATATGCGCTCCCGTGGCATGAAATCTCCTGACAATTTGGATGCTGCCGTTTATGCCTGTGCTGAGATTGGCGCTGTTGTGGATAACCCTTACGCTTTATATCAGCAGGGCACTGTGGTGACTATGGATCCGTGGGAAATGCTCGATATGGGCGTAAGAAACGGTTTGCCTATCTGATAGAATGGGTTTTATGAAAAAAAATGACGAACTTTCGCAGTTAAAAGAGGACTTTTCGCAACTTCAGAGCGAAAATGCGGAGATTTCGCAGTTGAAGAACGCGTTTTTGCGTATGCAGAGCGAAAACTTTGAGTTGTCGGAGTCTTTGGCGAATGTTTCGATGATGATTGACAATCAGGGTTGGAATCCGACCTATGATACTCAGGAGTCTGGTTTGGATTTGGCCAGCCTTAAGTCTGCTTCTGCACAGTTGCGTGAACTTGTGGTTGGAAACCCGTTGTTGAAGCGTGGCGCAAAGTTGCGTTCGTCTTATGTGTGGTCTCGTGGCATGGGTTTGCCTAAGATGACCACTCAGATGAAAAATAAGGTTTATTCTTCGCTCAGTGAGCGTTACTTGTTCTCGGCTGTTGCTTGGGAAGAGTTGGAACTTGCCGCCTACACTGACGGCAATATTTTTGTTTTGATTGACTCAAAGAAGGCACCTATGCGTGTTTCTTTGGAGGAGATCACTGCTGTTATGACTGACCCGGATAACAACGAGGTTATTTGGGCTGTTCGTCGTGAGTGGACTCAGCGCAACAACGTTTCGGCTGATAAGAAGGTTGTTCGCTGGTATTACACTGACGCTTACACTGGTCGTATTGGTGCGAGCATTGTTGTGAATGGCAAGGCTGAACCTGTTGACGCTAACAAGACCATGTTTTATCACGGTTTCAACCGTCAGATCGGTTGGACTTTTGGTGTCCCTGACGCTCTGCCAGTTTTGGCTTGGGCTAGATTGTACCGCGAGTTCCTTGAAAATGGAACTATTATGACTAAGGCTTTGGCGCAGTTTGCGTACAAGGTGTCGTCTAAGACTCGTGCCGGTGTGAATAATGCTGCTGCGAAGATTGCGGTTGCTGATGGTGGCGTGAACCGCGTTGGTGCGACTGCTGCTATGGGCGCTGACACCGACCTACTGCCTATGCCTCGTGCTGGTGCAGGTTACGACTTTGATGCTGGTAAGCCTATTGCTGCGATGATTGCTTCTGGTTTGGAAGTTTCAATTGTTGCTTTGCTTTCTGACCCGGGCTCTTCGGGCGCTTATGGTACCGCACAGACTTTGGACACTCCTACCCAGAAGGCTATGGAGGCTCGTCAGCAGTCTTGGTCTTTGTTCTACAAGCGTGTGCTGCGCAACTATGGCATGGATGCTGATGTGGAGATCACTTGGCCTTCAATTGAGACTGAGCCTACTCACCGTATGGTTCAGGCTTTGGCGATGGCTTGGGAGACTGGCACTTTGAACAAGGAAGAGTACCGTAAGGCTATCTTGGACATTTTGGACATCACCCCGGTTAAGGTTGGCGCTCCTGAAGGCATCATGATTCCGAACAACCTAAACTTCATTCAGACTAAGACCAATGACGGTACTGACACTCCGAATGACAGTGTGACCCCAGGTCAGGGCCAGTCTGGAACTGTTGGTTCTATGGCTGACGGCGATAACGAACTCCGCGATCAGAACCTGTAGGCGCTGTGGTATCATTATTTTTGACGTAATGATACATAACGCTATTGGAGTTTCATGGAACGCTTAAATCTCAGTGAGAGTGTCGGCTTTACCGCTGTTGCTTCTAGCGGAAAAAAGTGGAACGTCAAGGTTATTGAGTCTGGCTGGGGATCTTCAGGCTATTACGGTGCTGAGATGCTCGCACAGTTCGGTCCTAGTGTTTTCACTAAGGGCACCAAGGTTTACATGAACCACCCTTCACTTTCTGAGGCTTCTGACCGCCCAGAGCGTGACGTTCACCAGTTGGCTGGTAAACTAGTCACTGACGCATACTACAACGAAGCAGACAAGTCTTTGTACGCTGATGTTGAGTTTTATTCTCACTACGCCCCAATCATCAAGGAGATGGCTGGAGACGTAGGTCTTTCAATTCATGCTATGGGTGTCGCCTATCAGGGCGAGGCTGAAGGCAGAGAAGGTTCCATTGTTGAATCTCTAGTATCAGATCCTTTTACTAGTGTCGATGTGGTAACAGTAGCCGGAGCAGGTGGGAAGTTTGTTTCTCTCCTCGAAAGTTATAAATCAAAAGGTGACGCTACTGTTGTAGCCGAATCAGAAACGGAAAATGAAGATATGTCTATTACTAAGGAAGAGTTTGACGCAGCAATTGCTGACGTTAAGGCAACCTTCGTTGAGGCTCTCACTCCGCTACGCGAATCAGTAGTGACTCTTATTGAGTCTGCTGCTGTTGCCGAAGAGGCTGACGCTGCTGCGGGAGAAACTGAGACTGTGGAAGATGAGGCTCCTGCGCTCGACCCAGTTGAAGTTGCTGAGAAGTTCAACGAATCTGGACTACCAAAGATCGCGCTTACCCGCGTTGCTGAGGCACTAAAGTCCGAAACCAACACCAAGTCTGTTGATGAACTTGTTGCAGAAGAGAAGGCTTACGCCGAGGCTCTTACCGCAGCAATCCCTTCATCAGTTGACGCTGTTGTTGGAACTGTTCAGGAAGCGGCTAACAAGTCTGCTTCGCTATCTGATGAGTTCGAGGCTATTACCTCGCGCATCGCGAAAAAGTAAGGAAAATCGTAAATGGCTCTTAACGAGATTTACAAAGACGGTAACGAACTCGTCCTTCCTGTTGCAAGCACTGTTAACTCAGGCGACTTGGTTCAGGTTGGCGCACTAGTTGGCGTAGCACAGCACGACGCTAAGGCTGGCGAGGATGGCAACTACTACGCCACTCTAAAGTTCAACGGCGTTTTCAAGTTCACCACTTCAGTAGCAGTATCTGTTGGCGCAGCAGTTTACGTTACTTCTGGTGGAGTTATCAACGTTACCGCTTCTGGTAACAAGTTCATTGGTCACGCCGTCAAGGCTAAGGCTGGCACCTCGGCAGGCGACGTTTACGTTCGTCTATCACAGGCTGCGTAAGGAAAGGTAAATAATGTCTGAGAACATTACTTCACGTCAGGTAGAGGCTGCAAAACTTCTCGAAGGCGCGCTACGCGGCGACAAGCGTGACAAGTTGGCTCTTCAGGAAGGTATCAGCACCTCTGACCTTCCTGTGCAGTTGGCCCCAACCATCAACAAGATTCTTCTTGAGAACTACCAGGCACAGCCTAAGGTTTGGGACAAGTTTGCAACCAAGATGGTTCTTGACGACTTCCGTCCTCAGGAGTTCATGAACCTTAAGTACGAGGATGACGGCAAGGACAACGCTGGAGACTCTTTCCGCGATGGTTCACTTCCTACCGTTGGCGAGTACGACGAGTACCCTACTGCAGGTTGGTTCTCAGTTACTGAGAAGTCACTTCAGTTGAAGAAGTCAGGTCAGCGTGTTCGCTTCTCATGGGAGGCTATCATCAACGATGGCAACATCTCAACCCTTGAGCGTCTACCTATCGAACTTGGTATCAAGGCTGCTGGCAAGGAAGACGAAGAAGTTACCAAGCAACTTGTTGCTGCTGCTGGTCTAAACACCACCAACTTCAACTCAGGTAACGGCAACCTTCTTTCTGGAAACGCTGCTCTAACCCTAGAGTCTCTAGAGGCTGCTATCGAGGCTGCTAACAAGCAGTCATACAACGGCAACCTAATCTCGACAGTGACCCGCTTCGCGCTGGTTATCCCACGTTCGCTAGAGATGACCGCTCGCAAGATCCTTGCGATTCAGGAAGTTCGCACCGAGACCACCGTTAGCGGTGTTGTAACCTCGACCGTTACCGGAAACCCAATCGGTTCACAGGTTGAGATCGTTGTAAACGACTGGATCACCAAGATCAACTCAGGCGCTTCAGCGTACTGGTTCCTAATCCCAGTTCCATCAGCAACTCTAAACCCATCGGTAGCCCTAGGCTTCCTACGCGGTTACGAGACCCCTGAACTTCGTGTGAAGGCAAACGGCGGCCTATTCCTAGGTGGCGGTGCAGTTCCTGTACGCGATGGTTCATTCGACAACGACGACTTCGAGATGCGAATCCGTCACGTTGCAACTGGTGGTTTCATGGTTCCAACCGGTACCGTTGCTTCGACTGGTGCAGGTTCATAAACCTAGTTC